GTGAGTTACGGTGCTAGTACCGCTGAAGTCTGTATCGGCTTCGTTGAACAAAGCTTCTGTACCGCCTTGAGTAGCAAAATTGCTCTTCATGGCGAAGATAAGACCGGTTGGACCTGTCATGGGCTGAACGCCGCAGATGTCATAGGCCATGAGATTAGGCATGGCACGACGTACCAGGCTAATCAGGATGGGATCGTAGCCTGCCAGGTTGGCGTTAGGGCTACCGTTGACTTGACCACTGAAGCCACCGCCAACGTTGTTAACTGGAACTGTTTCCCAGAGTGCTTGTTTTTCTTCGTACAGAGCCTTTTCTTGGTTTTCCAAGAGTTGGGCTGTGACCTGACGACGATAATGATCTTTGATTTCTGGGAGGTCTGCGTGATTAATCACTGCATCCCATTTCTCATTTAATTGCTTTGCGAACATTTGGTTCTCCTAAAAGAGTGGTTATTACCGTTTATTTATAAAAAATTACTTCTTGACCGTTCTAGACAGTGCTTGAACATAGCGTTGCATGTGTGCAGGAACTTCTGCAGGATTATTATTACCTCCGTGTTGCACAGACTCTTCTAGCATCTTTTCAGGGCTAGATGGAATTCCGGCTGGGAAATAACTTTCCTTGATGACTTTAACTTTCTCTGCGAACAGAGTCTCGTTGTCATATTCAACACCTTCAAGCAACTTGGCCAGCTTTTCAGCGTCGGTTGCAGTTAAACCGCGGCTGGCTGATTCCATGATGCGATCACGCATTACTGCGTCCAATTGAGTTTTTAGTTCAACATTGGCATTGATGGCTTCATCCAACTTGGCAGTGGCTTCGTCAACCTTGACAGCCATGTCTTCGAGAACGTCAACTTTGTCCTCGGGTACTTCAAAGTAGTGTTCTTGGAACAGGTTTTTAAGACCAAGCATAAAGTCCTCGGCAACTTCGGTGCGGAGACCTTTTTCCACGGCAAGTTCATTGTCTTTCATCCATTGTTCTACAACATAACCAAGATATGAGTCAACCTTGTCTACAAGTTCTTCTTTGATAGTTTGGATCTGCTGTACAGCGTCTTCGGCTAGTTCAGCAGTTAATTTTTCTACTTCGTTGTTTACACGGGCAATTACAGCGGCTTCAAAAATAGCGCCAGCCTGTGTTTTAAATTCTTCGCTCAGGTTTTCATCGCCGCTGAATACACTGGCAATGTCCTTGCGGAGTTCGTCAAGATTCATTTCAATCTTGCGTTCTTCGGTAGCAGCATCAACATCTTCCTCGGTGATAACATCATCGCCGGCCTCAGCACCTTCTTTGAAAGGAACCTGACCTTCACCGGGATTGGTTGGCTTCTCATAGGTATCAGTGCCATAGCCTTTGCCAGCGCCAGCCTTGACTTGAGCGTCTCTGCTGTTACCTTGACGGGCCTGTGGTTCTGAATTGCCTTTTTTAACACTGCTGTCTGGAGTGTTGCTGTTCTGATTTTCAGCGGAAGTCTGATTGACTGAAGCCGCCTGGCTATCGCCCTGCTTGGCCTGTGGCTCACTACCGCCCTTTTTAATGCTGGTGTCGGCAGTTACTGGATTGCCAGTAAATGGATCGACTTCAGTGTATTGAGCAGCCTGGCTGTCGCCCTGCATGTGATTGTTTTGCTCGCCGTCGTCAGCCTTGCCAGCAGCAGCTTCGTTCAAAGCCTTTGCCTTTTTAGCTTCCATGAGCTCGCGGATTTTGTGTTCTAGTGACATTTGAATCTCCTAAAAATTCTGGTTCGTATTATTTATAAGAACCGTTAATTTGATATGCGACGCATGAAGTCTTGGAAAACTCGTATCTGAGCTTCGGCCAGGTTACCTGCGCTAGCGCGACGAATTTCATTGCGGCTACGATCAATGTCGCGCTCCACAAATCTTCCTTCGACAAACACCCATTCTTTGCCCTCCATGATTCCACGCACAAAGGCGTCAGGGGCACTGGGGTCAGCTACGATATCACCGGCAGTCGCAAGATAGTAATCGTCTTGTACTTCATTGACACCTTCTTTGGTCATTTTTAAAGATCCCATGCCACGGCTTGAAACACCGAGTTGAGCACCTTCATCGATCAAATTCTTTACAATGCGTCCCATGGGAGTTTCGGTCATGATCTTGGCACGACCAATGTAGTTGTTGCCATCTTCTTTGAGGCTGACAATCATGTGACTCACTCGATCCAGGTTGATGCCTGGACCATCGGGATGACCAAGTTCGCCAAAGGCACGCTTGGTCTCTACGTATTCTTTGATGTATCGATTAACTTCCCTGTCCATGGTCTGTTTGCGATACACCCGGCCGTTGCGATTGGCAACTTCGGTCTGCAGGAATGGGCCTTCAATGAAGTAGGCCTTGCCACCGTCTTCTTTTTTCTCAGTCAGGTATCGAACTTCCTGAATTGTTTCTGTAATCAGCTTCATGGATTATACTCCCACGTTATAGTTAGGTGAAATATAACCATTGCCCTTGCGCAGATCCAGTACAATTATGCCCGAAGTATTCCAGACAATATGCACACTGGTGTTGTTGCCCAGGGCCAGGCTGGGCATGGCCACCGCACTTGGATATTCGCTGACGCCATGCATCTCCAGAGCTTTGATACCGCTGCTGTTACTGCCACGATAGATCATGATGGCACTAGTAGTGGCATCACTGGCATTGCAATAGGCATAGGCAATGTCGGCAGTCAGGGTAACGCTGCTGCTGCTGGTCTGATGACTGTTCATCAGATCATTGAGTACTATGGTGCTGCTGTCTCCGGCATCTCCCCAGAGATGCACCACAGCCTTCATGTTGTCATTTTTAATGATGTTTTTTTGTACGGCCATGGCTTATCCTTTGCTGTTCATGCGTTTGGTTTCGTGTTCAGCAGTAGACTGGGCATCGCTCTTGTCGTCATGATAGCTTACTGGACCTTCGCCCATGTGTTTGCCACCCTTGAAGAAGTGAACCTGATACTCGTTGTATTCAGGGTCCTTGTAGACCTTGGCGGTGTGTTCGCCTGTGCCGTGTGAGCTAATCAGTCGCTTGGCTTCTTCCAGATATTCGGCATCGATTTCTGCCATTAGATCTGCCATGTCTTCGTTGGCCTTGATCTTCTTGGCAATTTCGTGACCTTTGGTGATGACCTTCTTGGGCAGGTTATCCACTGGACTGTCGCCGTAGCCATATTTTTTCTTGGCTACGCTCATGCCAACTGCATAGGGGTTTACCTGAGTGGCTTCACGCAGTTGCTTGAACATCAGCATTGTGTGCTCCTAGTTGTCGTGCAATATCTTGTTTGCGTTGATCCAATACATGAGTGAGTTTGACACTCATGATGTCGCTGAAATCTTGCTGGGCCTGACCGCTGTCGCCCTGAGCAATATTGTCAATCATCTGATTGATTAATTCGTTGGTTGGTGTCATAGTCTAACCTTTCTGAGTTCCATGATATTATTTATGGCTGGCAAATTCATTTCAACCATGGGATTGTTGGGGTCATAGGCTGCTGGTTCCTGTGGCTGCTGTGACACCGATCGGGTCAGTGCAGCTGCCTGCTGTTCACCGGGCATGGCCTGTTGCTGCGCCTGCAGTTGTTGTTGCAGAGTCTGATCTGCATCAATTTCTTGCTGCATCTTGTCTATTTCTTCCTGAGTCAGATGCAGGATCTTGTCACGAACATATTCTCGGCTAAAATAGTTGCCAACATAGGGCTGTACGGCATTGAGTAAATCCAGACGGTTGCGGGCAATTTCGCTGGCCTTGGATTCGGCAATGTAGCTGTCTTGGGTATATTCGTAGTAGACGTCTTCTTTGATTTTGTCCCAGTCGTCGGCACTCATTACTCCCTTGAGCACCAGCTGAGTCCGCAGAAGATCGTCGAATAGTTCGCTGAACTTTTTGCGCAGTCGACTGACAAACTTGCTGAATTTTAATTCGTCCCTGGTAATCTCGGCCTGACGACCAAAATTCATGCCTGTATCCGCTTTCATGCGGCTGGCTGGAACATTCAAACTCTGATAAAGTTTGTTCTGAAAATAGTTGATGTCGTTGATTTCGCCAAGATTGGCGCCGCCATCCAGAGTGGTAATTTCTGTGCCTTTGCCGCCTTCGCGTCTGGGCATCCAAAAATCTTCTAGCATGCTCATGGTCTTTTTCTCGTCCCTGACTTCACCAGTGGCCGCATCATAGGTAACCTTGTTGCGATACTGATTCATTATGGACTTGACATACTGCTCGGCCTTGGCCTTGGGCAGGTTACCAACGTCGATGTAGAAAATTCTGCGCTCTGGGGCGCGTGTCATTCGGTAGATAACCAGACTGTCTTCGGTCATTCTAAGCTGATTTACAACTTTGATGGCCTTGTGTAGGTGACTCAGCACCATGTTTTTGTCTAGATCCAGCAGTCCGCTGGTGCAGAAGGCAATGCTGTCTGGACTGATTTTTAAACCCTGCGCTGCAGTAGCCGTGCTGGGCACTGTAGCAATCAATCCTCGTTCGTTGAATACATAGAACTCTTCGATGTCGGCAATAAACTCTACACCGGTTTTCTGATCCTTGTTTTTGTGTACCTTGCGTACTTTTTTAATTTTACGGGGATCAATGTAGCGAAGTTCTTGTATGCCCTGCTTGGCCTTGTTGGCGTCTACAATCTTATGATAGTAGATTCGACCATCGATGTACCAGCGTTTAAAAATGTCATGACTCTTGCTGTTAAAATCCAGTAGCTTGAGTATGTTGTCAAATTCAGCTTCCACCAGTTTTTTCACTGACTTGCTTAGTTCGACTTTTTCCAGATCAATCTTGACCACAACTTCGTCGTCCATGCTGGCCACGGCTTCGTTGACAATATCTTCAATGGCCGAGTCGGCATCGGGATACATGGAAACATCGCGATAACGACTGATTAGATCGTTCTCGCTTTTAGCAACTGTGTCAATGTCAATGTACGTACCGAAAAAGCCACTGGCGTTGACCGTCGTGGCTCCATCGTCGTCCTGAGGAATAACGAAGCTCTGTTTAGGAGCTTCGTCTTTCTTCTTCTGAATTGTATAACCAAACAATGAAAGGTCTGCCATTCTATAATCCTAGAGGGAAATTCAATTAGATACCAAATAGACCGCGACCACCACCAATAGTATTGTTAAAGATGTTGCCTGCGCTTAGGGCGCCGCTCAATGCTGTGGTGTAGTGTTGGAATTGGAACGTTACTGTGTAGGTCTCAATGGTGTCATTGTCGCCATAGCTTAGAGCAATGTCTGACATGTCCACGGGGAACGCACTATGTATCGTATAGAATTTCAAAGGATTGTTGTTGCGATCCAACTGTGTTACAGCTAGATTGGTCTGGTAATCGCGTGGATTGGTACGACCGGCGTTGTCTACCAGGCCGTTCATGCCATTCATCCAGGCTTCCAAGGCATTGCGAATGTTGAATGAAACGTCGTTCATCACGGTAACTGACCAGGGAGCGAATGTACGCTCACCGGCAAATTTAACTTCGCGACCACGATATTGTACGATGGTTGGATTGACCACACTTCCTGGCAGGCTAGTAGCGCTGCACAAAAAGGCTCCCTGAGCAGCTGCAGCAGCACCAACGCTGACATAGCTGGGGAAATTCAAGCCCACGAAAAACTGGTTGGCGCGGGCACCGCCACCAACCATCGCGGCCTTGAACTGATCAACGTTAAAAATTGATCTTTCTGCCATTTTTTATTCTCCTGTTTAAAAACTATTAAGCGCCAATTTCTTCGAACTGAACGCCGCTGCGGGTAGCCACGAAGTTAAGTGTGATGAAGTTGATGCTCTTGTTGGGCTTGATGTAGATGTCGGCAACGAATTCATTGCGGTCAACCACGTCACTGGTGTTGTTGGTGTCATCGCACACAACGCGGAAGTCAACAACACCACGGCGTCCCTGAACATCACGCAGGAAGGGCTCTACCAGGCTATTGAATTGAGCTCGGGTAAATGCATCGTTGAATTCGAACAACTGGAACTTGGCAGCAGTGGCAATGGCTTTTTCCAGCACAATGAACAGACGACGCACATTGATGCGATCAAAGGCGCTGGGTCGTTGTGTGCAGGTCTTGTCGCCGAATAGAACTGTACCCAGACCTGGTTGAGCAACCACTGGATTGATCTGATTGCGATAGAGAGTGTCACGGTCAGTCTTGCTAGGATTCCAGCTCAACTTGACCACGTTCTTGATCTGACCGCGGCTATAACCACCGGGACTGAACCATGGCTCAGCCTGACTGTCAGTACGTACTGCGCAACCTGCGGTGTCGCCGCACAGTGGCAACCAACGGTATACGTCGTTGTAACGATCATACTGATACTTCCAGGCACTGTCCATGACCGCAAAGCTGGAATCTTTGTTGAAGTTTGCTACACGATCGGCAACAACTTGGGTGGCCGTGATCAGTGTATTGGCAGTTGGGCTGACAAACACCATGCAATCGCGACGCACATCTGCTACATTGTCTAGCACAAAACGGGCAGTTCCATTGTCGGCAGTGACACCAACAACTGGGATCAGGCTAACATCAAAGGTTTCTGCGCTGGCCAGCTTGGCATATTGTGTCTGCAGCAGTCCGTCGGTTGGTGTAACATCTACACCGCCGGCAAAGCTACGGCTCTGCACCTGGCTGAATTTCTTGAAGCCACCGCTGGTAGGAATTGCTGCGCCCGCGCCCACAGTAAAGCCGGCTGAGCTGGTTTCAAAGGCAGTGTGACTACCCCAGTGAACCCAACGGCTGGACAGATTGATGTAGGTAGGATAGTACAGGCTTGTACCGTCGCTGTCCTTGGCATCAGTACCCTTGCTTAGACCCTGATGGATCTCAAGTATGGTATTGGCAGCACCAGTAATTGCACCGTCTTCGTCGGATATAACTACATGTAGTTCGTCATACAAAGCATAGTCACTGGCAACACCTAGTTTGTCAATGGCATACTTGGTATTCTCTGGACGACGCTGAACATTTTGCCAGAATTCCCACAACATTGTGCAGCTAGTAGTGCTGGGCACAACACCAGTGTTATTGCTAAACACAATGGTGGTTGCACCTGTGGCTGCGTCTGCAGTTACCTGGAAGCGGAAGGTTCCGCTGGCGCTTGGAACTTCGAACCAGCTACCTTTTGGTACTGGACGAGTCAGTGCGCTTACGGTGGCGCCGGTTGTAAAAATTGTAGTGGTTGCGCTCAGGCTAACATCGAATTGATAGCTGTTGTAGTCGCAGGCACTGACTTTTAAACTGTTGCCCAGTGTGCCTGGATAGCGAGCAACATACTCAGTACCAGTCAGTGTAGGTGCAGTATAGCCAGGGCCACCTTCGTAGTTGGAATCATTTCTGACCAAAACGGCTGTACCAAGGGCAACTGAGTTGCGGGCGCTGGTGTCGGCAACACGGTTGACCTGCAGGTTGTTGCCATAGGCTAGAAAGTTGGCTGCGGTGAACCAGAATTTATAGGTATTATCATCGGGCTTGCCGAAGCTGTCGTACAGTGTTTTTTCACTGTCAACAGTAACGAACTCTTCGCAAGGTCCCCAGTTGAAGTTGCCTACCAGTGCACCGGCTGTTGTAGCAACCTGTGGCACAAATAGGCTAACGTCACGCTCTTGGACCTGTACGTTAGGCGAAACTTGGAAAGGCATGGTGGTCTCCTTGTATATTAAACCATACTAACAGATGGATTAGATTTGTTATCATTTATTTATATGAAGCCGGTTTTAGAGCCAGTTCTGCGGGTTCTTTTCCACGGTCCATAGGTCTCCATCCATTACGAATTGTTCGGGTTTTTCGCTTTCACGGCCATCTTCGATGAACCCAAACGGCGTTAAATCGTCTTCGATCT